GGTAGGCTACGAAACTCATGGCAGACAGAGATAAAACCAACTAGCGGAACCATAATTAACAACTTACCCTACGCAGAACCTGTTTGTTATGGTGAAAACCTACCACCATCATGGGGCGGTCAATTTAGAACAAGACAAAAAACAGTTGCTGGATTTCCAGAGCTTATTGGAAAAGAGTTACAGCAATGGGCAACTGATGAATATAACAAAATCAAAAGGAGGATATAATGGCTGCTGTTGATTTAAATACTGTGAGATCCACAATAGAGGCTAGGTTAGCCACAGAGCTTGCTTCCAGTCCAGCTATCCCTGTTGTATTTAACAACATGACCTTTGATTCGACTAGCGAAGATACATTTGTTCAGTGTATTACAAGCTTTGGTGCAAGTAATTATTTGACTCAAGGCGGTGCAAGTGATTCTGATAATTTGATCAGTGGATTAGTTTTACTGAATGTATTTACAGAGGAGGGTCTTGGGGCAGGTTCTAACTTTACAATTTGCAAAAGACTTAGAGACTTATACAATAGAATCACAGTATCAAGTGTTATTTTTGATGCACCTATTGGCCCTGAGATTCTTACCTCAAGTCCAGAAGGTAAGTTTCAAACTCAATTAAGAGTAACATTCACAATTTATGAGGATCTTTAATTATGGCAAAGCTTGAAATTACAGAAGAAATGCTTGACGCTATTGAAGCAGTAAAAGGTGTAAGAGATTCACAGATGTGGGATCCTAACTGCAAAAGATATATGGAGAGTCAACAAAATCAAGAAAAAGATGTAAAAAAGACTGAAAAGGGTTAATATATTTATAAATCTTTCTTTTTTTTGTCATGGCAGCTATTAAAGGCGATAGTGGTAAGATCATGTTTCACAATGCGGCTGGTACTGAAGCTGATATTGCTGGGACTAGATCTTGGGAACTAAGTGTTTCAAAAGATACTTTAGAAACTACAGTTCAAGGTAACACTGCAAAAACATTTATCGGTGGACTTATTTCTGGTGAAGGTTCAGCAACCCTTATCTACGACAATGCTGGAAACTCTGATTATTTATCATTTGTTGAAGATATTTTAACAACAGGTGATGCTGGAGATGCATTGTTTGAGTTGTTCCCAGATAGCAGTGCAAGTGCTAAAAAGTTAGCTTTTTCTGGAATAATTACAGGAACAACATACGGAGCTTCGGTTGGAGAAACACAGGAAATCACTGTTAACTTCATTACAACTGGTGCAATAACTTCAGACATATAGTAAATTAAAAATACTTCGCATTTAATTTATGGCAGAAAAAAGAACCCTTGACCTTTTAAAGGAATCGTTTGACCTCTCTAAAAGGCGTAAATTTGACGTTAAAGATGATGACGGCAAAGTTGTAGTGAGTTTATATTTTAAGGCTATTACAAGGGCTGACAGGGCCAGAGCAACGCAAAGGGCTGGTAGTGACGATCCTTTAATAGTTTCTACACATATGCTTTGTCAATTAGCAGAGAAAGAAGATGGCACAAAAGCATTTCACCCAGCAGATTTTGCTAACTTGCAAAATGAGTTACCAGAAAATGTTTTAAATGAAATAGAGTTATTTCTATTTGGTGTTAATGCAAATTTAAATATTGACAACGCAAAGGAATCTTAAAGGGGGATAACTGGTTAAATTTTGAGTTTTTCCTTGCAACAGAATTAGGTAAGACAGTAAGTGAACTAAGAACACAACTTACAGATGAAGAGTTGATATTTTTTGCTGGTTACTATGAATTAAAGTATGATAGGGAAAAGAAACAGGCTGAAGCGGCAAAACGCAAAGCCAAGTATAGTTAAAGGAGTTATTGTTTAGTCGTGGCAGTCTCTAATGTAGAACTAAGAGTTAATGCCACGCAAGCGATCACAGCGTTAAAGAATGTTGATGTACAGGCAAAGAAATTTAATCAAACTGTAGGTGGTACAAGTAGCAAGTTAAAAGATGCAAACCATGGGTTAAGGTTTTTACCCAAAGGATTTTTTGGTGCTGCAAAAGGAGCAAATGCAGCGTCTTTATCTTTCAAAACTGCGGCTGCTAGTCTTGGTGCTTTGTTAGGCCCAATAACTGCTGGTATTACTTTAGTTGCTGCTTTTGGAAAAGTATTTAGTACTTTAGCCGCACAGGACTTTGCCACTGCAAAAGTTAAAACTCTTGGAGTTGATGTAGATGCTTTAAATCCAAAGCTGGCAAGTCTATCTAATCAGCTTAGTGGTCAAGTATCCCAACTTGATTTGTTATCAGCGTCTTATGATGTAGCCTCTGCTGGTTTTGGTAAAACTGCTGAATTAACAGATGTTTTAAAAGCATCACAGTTAGGTGCTACTGGTGGATTTTCTGAATTAGGCACTGTTGCTGATGCAACTACCTCTGTTCTCAATGCTTATGGTAAGAGTTCTGATGAGGCAGCTAAGTTAGTAGATGGATTCATACAAACACAGAATGATGGTAAAATTGTTGTAGATCAATATGCACAACAAATAGGTCGTCTTGCACCTATAGCTGCTGGTGCTGGTGTAGGAATAGATGAATTAAACGCTGCCATATCCACTGTCACTGCAACTGGTGTTCCTGTTGAATCAACCTTCGCAGGTTTAAGACAGGTAATTGCTTCGATACAAAAGCCCACTGGTGAGGCTTCAAAAGCGGCTGAAAAGCTCGGTATAGATTTCAGTGCAACTGCACTTAGTACAAAAGGTTTAGGTGGTGTTTTAGAAGAAGTCGTAGAAAAAGGAGGAGCTACCGAGGAAACACTTGCGTTGTTGTTTGGCTCTGTTGAAGCAAGGACAGCAGTGTTGCCACTTCTTAACGATCAACTTGTTTCATTTAATAAAAACTTAGAAAATCAAGCAAAGGCACAAGGCACTGCGGCCAGAGCCGCATTTACAGCATCAAATACAATACAAGGGCAGCTTAAAAGACTAGGTTCTGCATTTACAAATTTAGCTGGAGAAGGTTCAGAGTTTGGTGTAATTATCAGAGAAACCTTAAAGGTTGCTGCTGTCACTGTCGAAGCATTAGGAGCCGCTTTTAAATTGGTTCTAGCTCCTGTTAGAGCTATTTTTGCTGCTGTTAATGAAGTAGGAAAAGCTATTGCAGAGGCTATTGGGGTAGATGCTACTAACTTTGTATTTGATCTTGAACAGTCATGGATAGCAGTTAAAGAAGGTGTTACTGCTTTTTCTGATAGTGTTGTAAAACTAGGTACAACTGTTGGAGAAGTGATAGGCAAAATTGTTGGATTTATAGTTAGGCAATTTAAAAAAGTAGTGGATTTTGTAAATGAAAATCCAGTATTAAGATTTATTTTTGGCAGAGTCCAACTACCACCCCTTAAGCTTGGTATTGAAACAAATACTGAAGCTGCTACAGAATTAAAAGACACAGTGGACGGAACACTTGAAGCTGCAAACAACATAAAAGAAATCAATATTTCTACAGGACAAATAATTACAGCAAATCTTGAACCATTAAATGAAATCAATACTGCTTTGGGTTCTGGTCTTGAGGTTTTGAAATTAGAAAATGAAGAAGCTAATAAATTAAAAGAAAAATTTGATCAGATAGGGCAATCTGTAGAAGATAATTTAGTGCAAAGCTTAACTGATGCTGTAATGGGTGCTAAATCCCTTGGAGATGCTTTAACAGGTGTTTTGAAGGGATTACAAAGGCAACTTATAGAAATGGCTATGCAGTCGGCTGTAGGTGGTCTTGGAAGTTTTATAAGTAAAGGCTTAGGAGCTATATTTGGAGGTGGTGGAGGTGGTTCTGTTATACCTATTGGTTCAGTAACAGAAAGCGTATTAGGAAATACTTTTGACCCAAGTTTAATGTTGTCTGGTGTAAACTTTGCAAATGGTGGCAACCCACCTGTAGGAAAAGCTTCACTTGTAGGTGAAAAAGGGCCAGAATTATTTGTACCACAAAAAAGCGGTTCTATAATTCCAAATCATGCTTTAGGTGGTACAACTAACGTGGTGGTCAATGTTGATGCTTCTGGCTCGTCTGTACAAGGTGATGACCAATCAGCAAATCAGCTAGGTCAATTAATAGCAGCAGCAGTACAATCTGAAATTGTTAATCAAAAAATGGATGGAGGTTTATTAAGCTAATGGCTAGTTTTCCAACAACTGTCAATCCCACTTATGGGTCTAGAAAAAACTCCGCACCAAATATTCGCATTGCACAGTTTGGTGACGGTTATCAACAGAGGTCTACTTTTGGTATAAATCAAAATTTAAAAATATATAATTTTACATGGCAAAATATAAGTGAAACAGATGCAGACGAAATAGAGACATTTCTTGATGCAAGGGCAGGTGTTGAAAATTTTGATTACACGCCTGCTGGCGAAAGTGCTAGTAAAAAGATGATCTGTAGGAATTGGAACAAAACAATTCCTTATTTAAATAGAGCTACGATTTCAGCTGTATTTGAAGAGGTTGCCGAAGCATGATTGAAGTTTTAGGAAGAGCTTTTTTTGACACAAGTGCTGATAATGTTTGTCTAATTGAAATTCGAGATAAAGACGGAAATGCTTATGACGCACCATTTCAAGAAGATGATTTTGTAAAATTAGAATTTACTGATACCACAGATAAAAAAAAATTAGCATTTGAGGGAAATTATTTTTTAACGATTGTTGTAGATGCAACTGACAATAACCGTGTTAAGGTTGCTCCTAAAGATTTTCCAACTGAAGCGGAACAGATAAATGGTGCGACTGCTCAACTTTCAGATATAAATAATCAGTCAACAAATTGTAAACTCACATTATTAGAATTAAAAATACCAGCATCAACGGCTGTTAGTCCAGAACTGCAATCACTTGAACCGTCTGCTGAAATAGAATTATTCAAACTTACTTTTGATAAAAATGTAAATGGTCAAACTGTTTCTCCTTATTATTATCATGCAGGCACAAATGAAATTAAGACCAGCATTGTTTTTAATAAGATTACCTATGTTGCTTTACCTGTAAAAGTAACAGGTTTTAACAAAACCACTAGAGGCACAAGGCCGAGACCAAAATTTGAAATTGCAAATACTGATAGTGCTATTTCTGCTTTGTTGTCTTTATATAATCCAATTCATGCAGAGTTGTTAAGAATAAAAACGTGTAAAAAGTTTTTGGATGCTGTGAATTTTACATCTGGTACTAATGACAATGCTGACCCAACTGCAATATTTGAAGCAGACGATAGATGGTATGTAGACAGAGTTTTAAGTGAAGATCCTACAACAGTGGTTTTTGAGCTTGTTGGAAAAATTGACATGACAAATTTACGTCTGCCAAAGAGAAAATATAGAGAATCCAAAATAAAAGTTTGATGCAAAAGTTTTTAGAGGATGCAAAACAACACGCATTAAGAGACGCACCAAAAGAATCGTGCGGAATCGTGGTAAATGATAATTATTATCCTTGTAATAATATCTCAGATACACCAGAAGATAATTTTGCAATACATCCAAAAGATTTCTTGAAAGCCAGATCAAAAGGAGTTTTTCAATATATTATTCATAGTCATCCAGAAGGAAGAGATGCAAGCGAACCAGATAAAAAGGCTTGTAAAGCAAGCAAAACACCTTGGTACGTTTACCTTATCCCACAGGATCAATGGCAAATTATAAATCCTTAGTAGGTCGTCAATGGCAGTATGGCAAATTCGACTGTTATACAATCGTTAGAGATTACTATAAATTGTTAGGAATAATTATGCCAGATTATGAAAGGCCGAAAGATTTAATAACCAGCAAAAGTATTTTTTTAGATCAGGCAAAAAACTGTAATTTTAAACAAATTGATTTTGAAGATAGAAAAAAAGATGATGTTTTGATTATGAGATTAGGTACAAAAAATCCTATGCACGCAGCAATTTTTCTTGGCGATAATCGCATTTTGCATCAGAAATATGAATCTTTGAGTTGTACTGAAAACTATAACCTTTATTATAGAAGGAGTACAAAAGCAGTTTTTAGATATGGAAAATAAAGTCTTGCTTTTAGATGAATTAGGTAAAAAGTATGGAAAAACTCATGTTTACTATAATTTAAAAACACCAGCACAGGCAATAAAGCTATTATGTTTAAACTATCCACAATTTGCAAAAGATTTAGCGACATCACATCAACAGGGGATTTTTTATAAGGTACAGCAAGTCGGTATAGATTTAGATTTATCTGATTTAGAGTTGCCTTTAGGTTCGCATGATTTAGTTGTAACACCTGTCATAAGTGGTAGTGGTAACGTAGGAAAAGTATTACTAGGTGTCGCTTTAATAGGAATTACAGGAGGTCTAGGTGGTTCAGGTTTTGGTGGTGCTTTGTTTGGCTCTACAACAAAGACTGCTCTTGCTATTGCAAAGGTTGGAAATGCTGTTGGTGTTACCATGGCATTGCAGGGTGTCACTGGCTTACTAGCACCACAGC